CTATATACCAAGTTCTATCGTTTGCGCTAGTATTTTGCCCCGTCGCGGCAATTGCTATCTGTACATAGCCCGTAAAGTCCGTTCTAAAATCTGAGCTACCTAACTTAGTAAAAAGCCCATTAGGAAAACTATCTGTGTCAGTACCTAAATTACAAAGTGTATAACTTGGAGAAGTGGCGGTAGTAGTTATTGCGTTATTATTTCTATATTGTAACCAACCTACGTCAAGCCTACTTAATAAATACTTTTCCGTGTCGTTAAACTCATTAGTATTAGCATTACTTTCGTAACTAACTTTTATTTCTGCGCTAGTTTGGTCGCGAGTAGCGTTGTCTTCTATGTTACTTAGTTTAGTTTTCTCAGTGTTATTAAACTCGTTAGTATTAGCATTATTTTCGTATTGTGCTTTTATTTCTGCGTCGGTTTGATTGACTTCCGCGCCCGACTCTATACCGGCTAGTTTACTTTTTTCTAAGTCTTCAAAGGCGTTAGTATTAGCATTAGATTCGTATTGTACTTTTATTTCTGTATTATTTTGGTTTACTTCCGCGCCCGCTTCTATGTTGTTTAATTTTGATTTTTCGCTATCTGTATAGGCGTTAGTATCGGGGTTATTTTCGTATTGAACCTTAATTTGTGCGTCTGTAAGGTTTGTACTTTGTCCTAATTGTAAAACATAATTAGAGTCGTCCGAGTCCCATAAGTAGCGAACTACGTCACTACCTACACCATTGTCTACGTTAGCATATGAACCTACAACCGGCGAAGGGTGGGCGGTTTGTAAAGCCGATAAAGAAACGTACTCCCCTAAAAATTTAGAAGTTTCTAAACTGGCTAACTTACTTTTTTCTGCGTCGGTGTATGCGTTAGTATTTGCGTTTGCTTCGTATTGGTTTTTTATTTGCGTATCGTTTTGATTTACTTCCGCGCCCGCAGAAATGCCCGATAATTTACTTTTTTCTAAATCTTCGAAAGCGTTGGTATTTAGGTTTGATTCGTAACTAATTTTAATTTCGCTTGCCGATTGGTCGCGCGTTGCTTCCGTTTCGATTGCTGCAAGTTTACTTTTTTCAGTGTCGTTAAATTCATTAGTATCTAGGTTACTTTCGTAAAGTGACTTAATTTCTAAAGCCGTTTGGTCTGCGGTCGCGCCCGATTCTATACCGTCTATTTTTACTTTATCTTCTTTACTCATAAAACCGTTTTTAGTTTGTGAAACGGCTTCGTGCATATTACCTAAAGTTTGTTCGCCGTGCGCATGTACGTGGTCGCCCCTTACAAAGTCGTCCGAAGTTCCTACGTTATTAGCTTCGCCCGTCGTTTGCGGTTCTACAGTGGGTAACTTATCTTCGCCCGTTTCCGGTAAATGTCTTGTCGAGTGACTTACAGGGTTTCCGCCTAAAGTATCAAGGTCGACCCATTCGACTTGGCCTTGCGAGTTTTTAGTATGAAAAGTATTTACGGGGGCTTCTTCGAAACCTTTTATTTCGTGCCTTTCTTCGCTTTCTATTTCTTTATGCTGTATAGTCATGGTTTAGTTTCCTTTATTTATTACGACTAGTTTACCCTCTTTTAATACAGGAACGCAATTCGCGCCTACTACAAAGTCTATATTATACTGATTTTCTACGTCTTCTAAAGTTAAACCTTTAGCCGTGTAGAATTGTAAAGTTAATAGGGCGTTCGTATGATAGTCGCCCCTTGATAATGTCCTAACGACTATCTTACCGCCTACAATATCGAATTTAGCTTGTTCTAGGTCTTCATAGGCTATTTGTAATTTAGTCGACTTGTCGAACGTGTCCATAAATTAAACCTTTTTCGTTACTTTCTTTTTAGTTGTTTTTTTCTTTACCGACGGTTCTTCTTTATTCTTTTTATTAGAAGGGTAGCCCGCTTTAGTTATATCGTGATAATACCAACACGTAAAACCGCGCGTTGACGGGTATACAGTGATAACTTTAATCATACTGTCATGCTGCGCTTCGACTTCTCTAATCTTAGCTTGTAATTTTGCTTCCGTAGGTTCGTTTATAAAAGTTGTTTTCATACTCGAATAAAATGACATGTTATTCCCCTTATAAAAAAGGGCGACTATTCAGCCGCCCCTCGTATTTTTTATTTGCAGTATTTAAAAATTAAACGTTAACGCCTACCGAAGAAGCCGATTTAATAACTACTAAAGCTTCTTGTTCTACGATTTTATAATTCATACAACCGTGCCAACCAAGGTTAACAAACCTAGCTAGTTTGTCGAAAGGCCCTGTCGCTTTCATTTCTACCTCTTGAGAAACCGCATAACCTAAAGCATTGAAACCAACCGCATACGAGTGGTAAACGTCTACGCCCGATACTCCGCCGTCTGTAATGATAGTAGAAAAGTTATCTCTAACTACTCTAAAACCTTTGTACATTCCAACTTCATTTCTCATTAGGTTTTCTGGTAAAGAATATTTACTTGCGTCTATCCATGAGTTAGGCCCTGACTGCTCTCTAATATCTTGAATAACATCGTCGTGAGCAATTAGAAAATAATCACCACCAGAAAGGCCGGGTACGTTTGTTCTTGCAAGTCTGTTAAATGCTTTACCAAGTAAAGAACCGTCCATTGTGCTAGTCGCTTCAAGGTCTGCAATTACTGCTTTACCGTCTGCGATAAGAACGTTAGTTCCTAAGTCCATTGCTAAAGTAGCAAGTTTATTTTTTGTACGTCCCGCATTGATTCCTACAAGTCTTGCCGCTGCTCTATCGGCCATATTTCCAGTTTGAAGTGACGCCAATTTCGTCGTTGTCACAACATTTCCATACTCTTGAGGAGTAATGATAATCGCGCTGTCAGACATTGCTTCGCTTGTTACGTCTTCTTTTTCTTGTAAAGGCGTGATAGCTAAATCAAGTTGGTCGTACTTTGGAAGTGAAATTGATTTAGAACCAATGTCACGCATAATTGTTGCGAATTGAGAAGCTACCCCTTGTTCTGCGAAAGATAATCTAAATTCACTGTCAAATTCTTCTCTAATCGAGTCATCTACTTCCGCAGTCCCCGACAAGTTTAATGTAAATGCCATTTTCTTATTCCTTTGTTAGTTGTTAAGTTTACTACTTACTATTAAAGCTTAATAGTTGTTGTTGTAACTGTCTAGGTCTTTACCAAACTTTTTTCTAACCGCGGCTAGTTCTTGTCTTGTACTTACCTTTTTTAAAGCTTCCCTGTATAGGTCGTCTTTAGACTTGTTACCTTCTTCGTCTTCGTTCTTACCTTTCTTATTATTATAGTCGGGTAATTTCTTTTGTCCAAAAAAGTGGGGTTTCAATTCTCTAACTTTCGTTACAAATTCTTCCGCACCTAGAACCGTTAAGTCTTCTTCACTTGCTTTTAATAGACTTCTAACTTCCTTATCTTTAATACTTAAAAGGTCGTCAACGTCTAAAGCGTCTTTAGCATGTTTAGAAACTTCCGAGCGAATCTTTTCTTTTAAAGCTAGTTTCGTTTGGTTTTCATACTTCGCTTGTAGTTCAAGTTTTTCTTTACGTTCTTGTTCTAATAGCTCGTTTGTTTTACCTTCTTCTTCTAACTTTCTTTTTGCCGCGGCTTGTATTTTTTCTTCCGCTTCCTGCGCTCGCGTTTTGGTTTTACTGTTTTCGTCTAATAAACGTTCGTTTGTAGACTTTAAACTAACCGCTTCGTTTGCAGCTTCTTTTAAGGCTTTTAATTCTTCGTCCGTAATTTCTGGCATTTTATTCTTCCTTTACGCTAACCTACGTTGGGCGTATTTGTTGACGAACTAACCTACGTTGGGTTCGTCTAGTTATTATTTATTAAAATTAACTTATCGTCTATTAAATTGTTTTACAATGGTTTTAACGGCTTTGTTTAATTCGTCTACAATACTCGACGTAATGCGTCGATTAAACTTTTCGCCCCTTTCGGTCGGTAACATTCTACGAACTACTTTAGATTTACCCGAACCCCTTTTATTATGAATGTCTGCTAAAAAATTAGCGAACCCTATAATTAATCTAAATCTTTGTTTTACGCCGCCGAAAGTTCTTGTATATAAAGATTTATGTAACCCGCCGGAGTGTCTTAGATTTACAGGACTTATTAACTTTGTAGGACTTGACTTACGAAAAAATTCTTCGTCCTTTTCGTTTGTAACGTATAGTTTACCGGTCTTACCTTTTCTAAAGGTAGCCTTACCACTTATTACGTCTTTGTAGCTTTGTGAATATTTAACCCAATTACCAACGCTTCGAACCGGACTTACACCAATAATCATATCTTGAATTATAGCTTTCTTAATAGGTACTAAAGCTTTCTTAGAAAATTCTTTTCTAACTTTAGGTATTAACCCGTCGTTTCTAACAGTACTTAAAAGTTTCTTTAGGTCTTCCGAAAAATCAACTTCTAAACTCATTAACGCCCCCTACGAATTGCATCTAATAATAAAGCTTCTATTGCATCGTCGCCGAAAAGGTCGTCAATACCTACAAAAGTATTATTTTCGTTTTCTTGCGTTTCGCTAATATTTAAGTCTTGATTAGTATTACTATCTATAAAAGCGGTTATGTCTACATCTTCTTCCGAAGTCGAACTAAGTGTAGGTTTGAAGTCGTTTATAATTGCGCGTATTTCGTTTGTAATCTCACTAACAAAAGTTTGCCCGTCGTTAGGAATATAACGCCTTTTCGGGTGTCCACTTGAAACCGCCCACGTTTGTGCCTTTTCGCTCAATTGATTATGTCCGTCTGCTTTAGGAACTTGAGTCCCTTTATGTCCGTACTTAATAAAAGAACCGTCTGCGGGTTTACTAATTAAAGAGTCTTTTAAGTCGCCTTCTAATTCTAGGTTAGCAGTCCTTACCCCGCCTTTTTCGTTCTTAGCGTATTTCTGATTAAGAATACGGAAACGACCTTCGCCCTTTACGGGACTAGTACCTTTAGATAAAAACCTTAATGTTTCGTTTAGTAGGTAGTCCGCTACTTCTTCTTTAGCGTCTTGTTTCCTTTCGTCCGGTACTTCGTCATAACCATATTCTTCTAAGTCTAAATAGTGCATTAACTTCGTTTCGGAAGTTACTGTATTAGAAGCCATTTAGTTATTCTTCCTTTATAATTTCGTCGTCTTCTTCGTCTTGGTCGTCGTCGTCAATTCCGTCGCCTTCCATTAAAGACATTTGTTTTTTTAGTTTTTCTTCTTTACTTGCTGCTATTTCTTCTTCTCGCGCTTTCGCTTGTTCTTCCGTTAAATTAGGGTTCATAATTATATGTTTTTCCCACGGAAGAATTAAACCTAATTCGTCGCGCTTTTCTATGTTCTCTAAAGTTTCTTTGTCACTTATTAAAACTTTAGGCTTTTGAAACGTTACTTCTAATTCTGAATTTTCAGAAAATGTTTTTTGATTCATTGCTTTTTCGGTAGCCTTCAAAACTTTAAAGTTACCTTGTTCTAATGTAATGCTATACAAGCTTTGATTATCTTCTACAACGTCTTGTACGTCCGCTTCGCTTAGTAGTCTATCAAAACCACTTGCGAACTTATCAACCCCGCCTTCTATTGCGCCTTTAGATTTAATACCGTGGTCGTCTAATATGTTTATAATATCAAATTTAAGTACGTCTAATTGTCCCGCTAAGTCAGGGTTTGCTGAAATGTATTTAGCGTCGGTAGGTGCTGCGTCCGGCTTGTTACTTTGGGGTAAACTTATGGCCGTATGCATACCCATGTGAACGTCTTTTAATTTTTGTCCTTCGGGGTGGGTTAATAATAATTGTCCGTGTCCTTGAGTCGCCGCAGCTGTTTTTAAGTCTGAAAATGCTACGTTCCAGTCTATACTTTGTTCGGCAATGTTCGCTTTTACTGGATAGTCTACGCTCGAATCGGCTTGTAAATATGTTACCGGTAAACAGTCTAATAAATTCGGTTTAATATCTATTAACTTTACTTCTATGTTTTCTTTATCTGTTAGAGTAGTCGCTTTTTTTACTGCGTATTCCGCGTAAAAGTCCTTGTCCCAAAAATAATATATAACAGTTTGTGCCGCCGTATCGCTTTGGTTTTCTGAAATGGTTTGCTCTATACCGTCCGAACGCCCAGATAATTCTGTTATTTCAGTATCCGCATGGCTTTGTATAAATATAATAGGTTCGCCCGTTACTTGGTCGCGAACTAAATCATATTCATAAGGCTTTAATGCGTGAAGTACATATGACCCTTCCATTATACGAAGTTTAGGGTCGGGGTTTTGCCATGTTAACCATAGACATACATATTTATGTAAATTAAAAATCGAATCGGCTTCTTTAAAAGCCCTTTGGAATTTAAACTCGTTATAGATATTTTCTAAAGCTTTCGTTTCGTTTTCTGTACTACATGCTCTAATTGGACTTTGTTTATATGCCTTACTAATTTTGTTATCAACTTTCAAAGGTATATTAATATCGCCTAATCTAAATTTGCTATGAGTTTTAGGGTAAGTAGTTTCTAATAACTTTCTAGTATATTCCGCTTGATTACCCTCTAAAGTTTGATTAAGTTTCCATGCGCTTCGTTTTCTTGCGCGGTTTTGGTCGCTTTCTATATCAATTACTAGTGTTCTAATATGTTCGGTATTAGTTAAGTCTATTTGTCGTGCATCTAAAGCCATTTTAAAATTCCTTTATTTACAGCATGATTTAAAAGCCGCGTTAATAGAATATGGTACGCTTAACGGTCTGTCTATTGTCGCATTAAAATCATGTTCATAATTGATTTTATGACTTAATTCGTGGGCAAGGTTAGACGCTTCGCTACAAAAAGAAGCCCCCGCATGGTATTTTCTGTTGAGCTTAATCCAATTTGCGCCCTTTTTAGTATAACCGGCTACTTTACTAAACCTTTTAAAGTACATTATTAATTCAATGTCTACAGTACTTTTTCTAATATGCTGTACTACTTCTTTATTAGTCTTGCCGTTAGTTTTTCTAAGGTCACGGGCTATCATAAATTCTTCGAAGCATTTAGAGTTTAGTACATTGTCCATTAAAGGAATATATTTCGAAGCCTTTACTTTTTCTTCTTCACTAAAATTAGTGTACTTAATAACGTTTACAAAACTTTTCGTATCTGAATTAAATACAGGGTCGTTATTACTTACCGGAGTTTTAACCGGCGTTGTACTGCAAGCTATTACAGTACATAGAATTATTAGGTTAATTACGTTTTTCATATTGTCTATTCCTTTTACAGTGAATGTTATTTTTCTTTACAATGTCCGCACGATAATAAACGTTAAAGTGCGTTCTACATAAATTTTATGTCTTCGGCGTCAATAGTTTCATATTCAATACAATAGTTAAAGCCGTAAGTTAGTGCGTTGGACATATCTTGTCCCTTTGTAGTTTGGTCTTCTATATAGCCCGCGTTTTCTTTTAAACGAGTATTAGCGAAACCCGCTTTTACAAAAGTACACTTATCGTTAATAGCTATAGATATTTCTTTATTCGCATTTAGTAAAGCCCCGTTAACATTGTTATGTCTATCACGTAATCTAGGGTTAACCGAAGGTACTCTAACGTCGTATTCTATTACGTCGCCGTCCTTCCTTTCGTAGTTAGCTAAAAACTTTTCTATGATAGAAAAATCGGTACGCATTTTAGGGCCTCTCGTATCGCCTTTAAAGCCGGTCGCGTCGCCGTGTATAATTATAGTGGGGTTATGTTTTAAATCGAAGTAACCGCGTCCGGCCCATTCTTCCATTGCGTCCAATGTTCGCGCCCCGTCTATTGCTACTTCGTCAAGTACTTTAAATTTTCTATTAGTATGATTCGTATTAGTAGCATGTTTATTAAATTGAAAAAGTGCGCTACTCATTTCTTTACCTTTAGCAATATTAAAATCAAAACCTATTCTTAAAGGTAAAGACTTAATCAGTGGTAAAGGTTCTTTACTAACATGTTTTTCGGGGTCGTAATTATAATATATAACGTCCGTAGAAATATATAGCCATTCCCCAAAAAGTAAACGCCTAATCATTTTGTCGTCGTACTTTTCTTTTAACTTCTCAATATACCAAGACGGTAAGAAAGGGTTATCATGCGTTCTTGAAAAATAGCAATGAGTGTTTGCGTCTTTTTGAGAGTAAAAACCTTTCTTTACTGCGCCTTCTATAAATTCAGTATAGGCGGGGTGAGAAGGGTCGTCGGGATTACTTGCTGCTAAAAAAAGGTTTTCCGGCACGTGGGGCAATCTTCCTAAACGCGCAATACACTCTATAAAAAATTCCCAGTCTTTAGTATCGTTTTCCGTTAATTCTTCGACGCATATCATAGACAAGGCAAGGGAACGGAACTTTTTAAATTTCTTATCATGCCACGACCTAGATATTATTTCGCTACCGTTAGCAAACTTAATAGATGCGCTTGTATGGTTAACCCAAAAGTCGACGCCTTCTTCTAAAGACCCCGATAACATTTCTAGTAATAAAGTAAATATAGTATCTTTTAAATCGGGTAGGGTTTTACGCCCTATCATGCACCTTGCGCCGTCGAAGCTTGTAACATGCGATAAGATAAGCCATGCCATTAAAACCGATTTAGCCGAACCTACCGACCCCGAAAGTAGTATGTAATGGGGTTGGTCACTTGATTTAAAAAACTTTTTCTTAATGTCATAAACGACTCTATACTGATAAGGAATAACAGTCGGGTCGAATTCAAAGAATGAAGGGGTCGAAGTCGTGCCGACTTTTGTTTTTTCTGCCATTACTTACGTTTCACAATATCGTTATAAAAATCTTTAGCTACTGTTATAACAATAGGTAATGTAAATAAAAACCAAACAATTAATACACCTATAATAAAATTCATAATACTTTTTACCTATTTTATTGATTAATGTAAAATCAGTTATTTACAACGCATTGCACTATAATTTATATTATCGTGCGTTCGCTTAAAAAATTCCTTTAGGGGTAATATTGTCTTGAATATAAATCGGATAACCTTCTCGCGATAACTTAGAAAACGTTGCGGTAGTTCGGTCGCCTAATAATACTTTTTCATATAACGATTCGTCGGGGGCTACTGCTACTATAATTAATTGTACAATTCCATTTTGTAAATAAACTATAGCACGTTCCGCGTCTTGCATTTTATTCTTCCGATGGTTTATTTTCCAGTGTAAAAGCAAACGTTTTCTTTTTAGGGTTTACTTCTTCCGTTTTAGTTTCTTGTTTATCAGTCCAACCGAAACGATTTTTCATATTGAGATTAAATACTTGCGAATTAATTTGACTTCCGTTTTTTGTATGTACTCTATAATCGACTAAAGTTTTTTCCCATAACAATTGACTTTTCGATTCCCCTAAGGCAATGGCGTTCGCAAATTCTTTATGTTTCGCGGCCCAATCGTACAAAGTGGTTTTAGAAATACCAATATAACCGGCGGCGGCTTCTTTAGAAAAACCTAAAGCCATTTGTTCGATAACTACTTCGCAAAAAGCGGGGTCATATTCCGAAGGTCTTCCGACGGGCTTTTTCTTGGTCGTAATTGGTCGACCTTTTTCGTTAAGTTTAACCGAAGCTTTCTTAGTCGCCTTTTTTGATACTTTCTTTTTTGTCACTTTCTTTTTTGTAGTCAATTTTAAAACCCCTATTTTAGATTAACCGAAGAACTACGAATTAACCAATATATAATTCTTTACTAAGTTTATATAATACTTCATTTCTGTTTTCATTAGTCGCTTCTAAAAATATTTCTGCATAAATCATTGCATTTTGTATAGTCCCTTCTAATAATTGCGGTCTATTAGTTCTATTTTGTTTAGAAGTCAATATTTCTATAAACTTCAATACTAATTCATCTTTGTTATTTTTTTTCATTTTAATACCTTATTGTTTCGCCGTGTTATTATTAACCGACGTTCGTTTTCTTACATTTATTTTTTGGGGCACTAAGGCACCTTTTTAGCCGTCCTACTCTCTCATACCTATATATATATATATATATATTATTATTTCTTCTTCTTTTCTTATATATACTATTCAAAGTTATATAGAGAAAAAGGTGCCCCAAGTGCCCTAAAAAACGACATTTCAACCGGTTAGAAGGGTAGTGTTTTCGGGTTAAACTTTACATTTTCAAAATAATAGCTACGCGCCCCGTTAGATTTTCGCATCTCTTTTGCAAAACCTTCTTTTTTAAGACGCTTCGCGAAAGTGTTTGTCGTCAATTTCTTGCCGCCTTCGCCTTCCGTTTCGTGAAACTTACAATAGTTTTCATACATAATACCGAAGTCTATGCGGTCTTTTTCGTCGTCCGTTTTGTTAACGCATTGGTTTAAAAACCTAAAAACTACGTCGCTGTATTCGTGAACTTCATTAACTTTTTTGTCTACATGTATTGACTTAGTAAAACCTTTTTGCTTCTCAAGACGAAACCACCCTTCTAAACATTTATTAAAAATACCACTTAGTTCGTCGTAAAGTTTGTACTCAATGTCAGGGTCTTTTTTGTCGGGGTTCTTAGATATGTCAAATTCCCAAGGGGTAATCATTAAACGCCTTAACATTCCTTTAGTAGTATCGTTTATGTAAGGCATTTCGTTATAAGTTATAACTATCTTAGCTTTGTTTTCAAACTCAAAAGGGTTTCCGTATTTGTATTGTGCGTTTACCACGCCGTCGCCGGTTAAGTTTTTAAAAGCCCCGTTAGACTCTCTAAAGGTCTTAGGCGGTTCTTCTTCCGAAATATTACATAACTTACCATGTAACCCCGCGGACGCGAATACACTGTTTTGTAAGCTGTCTAAAGATAGGTTTGATATGTTTGTATTACCTACTAACTTTTTCATAACTTTTAAGAAAGTAGTTTTACCATTGTTACCCGACCCGTCTAGTATTAAACTTTTTTGGTATTTGTAATTACTACCGCTAATTATATAACCTAAGTACTCATGTAAAATGTTTTGTAAACACTCACGGCCTAAAGTTACGTCTTGTATAAATTCGTCCCAACGTGGACAAGTAGCGTCGGGGTCGTACTCAAACGGTAAACAGTATAAAAATTCGTAGGCGGGGTCGTGCGCAGTAACTAAACCGCTTTTTAAATCTAATACACCGTTAAGTAAGTTTACTTTGTCTTTACACTTTTCATTTTCTAAAAAACTTACGTCGGTGTATTCCGTATCACGAACCAAGTGTAAAAATTCTCTTTTTTCGTCTGTTTTGGCAAGGGGTTCAAAGTTTACTTGCGCGAAGTTTTTAATAAATGTTTCGTCTGTAATCCTGTAATGAGTTTTATTCCATAGGTAAACTTTACCAATTGCGCCGACTGATTTATGTTTATAAGTATTATCAAAATGTAAAAGCATATCGCCGTATTGTCTTACAACGCCGCCGCGTGGCCCTTTCAAACTAAAGCCGCAATGTTGTGAACCGATAAACTTTTCGTCTTTAATAAGTATAGGCGAAGTAACTTTATTATAGTTAGGACACGTTTTACAACCGTCAAAAATTTGCTCTATACCTTTACAAGTACGCGGGCCGGACGCGTTCAAGGCTTGCATTGTAAAGTCTTCTAATTCTTTAGAGTTAATCGAAGGGCTAGAAAAGTTTTCCCATAATGCTTTACTTGTTTCTTGGTCGTCTTGGAAGTAACCACTTATAGAAAGCATTGCGTAGGCGTGTGGTTCGTGTACTTCGTCGGGTTTTTCTGCTAACCACTTAAAGAAGTTACATTCTTTTAAGATAGTTTTGCCGTCGGGTAATGGAAAAGAACCGCGGGGCATTGTTAGCGAAGCGTCTACTTTAGCTATTGACTCTATTTGCAAGTCTTGTTCTTCTAAACTATTCTGAATTAGGCGGGCTTCTTTAATGACTATTTGTCCTTCTTTTATTTTCTCGTTACGAGTAAATGGAAGTCTCAAGATACGGGCGTAATCCCATGCGGTCGAGTCTTTATCTAGTGGTAAGTTAGCTTTCGAACATTCAATTTCTATTTCGTCTAATAGTTTTTTGTAGCCCGCTTTTTTATCTTTTATAAAGTCTTTGTCTTTTATAATTGGTACTTGAATTAAAACATGACAACCGTTTCCAGTGTATACTATACCGCATTTACTTAAATCAATATTTAATACCTTCGCTACTATCGGAGGGTATTCGTCTATTCTAGCTAAGTCTATACCGTCTAGGTCGAAGGGTATTATGTCTTGAGCTTGCCAAGAACTTTTTGTTCGTTTGCCTTCTAAATGGTGCGCGACTGTATAGAATAAATTAAAGCGTTCTTTTTCGCCTATGTTATCATTTAAGTCTTGTTCGATATTAGAAAAACATTCCTTTAATGAAGGGTAAGAAAGCCCCTTAATTGCTTTAAAATAACCTATTTCTTCGCCGGTTTCGCTGTCTTTAGGGACGAATGTCCTAAGTTTCATTACTTGAATCATTTTGACTGCCTTTGTATTTTTGTTGGTTAATTGCCTTTACAGATATAAACAGACTATTCTATATTTGTAAAATGTTTCTGTATTTTTAATACGGTTATTCTGCCTTTAGGGGTGTAAATTTTATGTCTTCCGTGGGGTAATTTTTACACCCCGCTATTTTATCTAAAAAAATACCTTGCATTAACGAAAGCCCTGTATTAAGTTTGAACAAACGACAAACCGAAGGGGTAAAGATGAATGAATACGAAATTGTAAATGTAATCTTAGATAGGTTAATAAAACAAACCGACGAAATAAACTATTCTTCTTCAAAATACTGGACGCAAAACCAAGAATTAGAAGTAAGTAAAAAACTTAGTAAAGATAATTACGACGCGTTTATAAGAGAACGCAATGTAAAAGAAAGTTTAGTTTCTGAAATAGAAAGTTTAATTAATATAGCAACGGATAATATAACTATAGGTAAATTAGATATGTTAAATCAACTTAAAAATATGCTAGGGGCGAATTAATGGGAACTATGAGTAAAGGTTATTTAGTAGCCGAAGTAAAAAACATAATAAAGATAGAAAGCGAAGCGGTTAAGAACTTACCAACCGACGAAGCATTAAACAAAATGTCTAAACTAGCTACCGACTCTTTAGAACAATTATTTAGATTACATTTCGAACCTACTTTTAACGAAGTACCTAACGAAGACATAAAAGTATTAAAAGAGAATTTAGAAAAAGCTTTAGAAGCTAACGCAAGTTTTAAAGAGGCTAATAACGACCTTAAAGAAAGTTACGAAGAAGCCGTAGAACTTGTTTGCCAACAAAAAGAACAATACAAAGAAGAAATAAAATGGTTACGTTCGATAGTAGAAAAGGCGGTTAAGTAATGTTAGTTAAATTAAAAAATAACATAAGTGTAGAAGCTGATACACACCTATGTGTTGGTACTTTAATTAAGTTTAAGTATTCCACTAAACACTCGGAAGAAGAAAGACATTCATATTCTAAAATATATAGGGTTGTAATAAAAATAAATCAAAATAACGTAGTTAAACTGCACTACATAACCGAAAACGGCAAATGTATTTTAGAAGAACAAATTTTATCAATAGAGAAAAAGGCGGCTAAGTAATGTTTACTAACTTAGGTAAATGCAATGCTTGGCGAATACGAAATAAGAAAACAAAGAGTACCTAACTTTACGAATTATATTTAACGTTTTGTACTACGTCCCAACTACAAAGGAATCTTTTATTTAGTTAAGTTTTTATAAAAGTTAACCTAGGACGTAGTACATTTTAATACGAAAACTAAATACGAAAACTAAATACGGAGTAGTAAACGTGAACAGATTTGAAAGAATGTATTACAAAGGCTTTCCCACATCCGAATTAAAGTTAGCTATTGCAAACCTTAAAATAGAACTAAAGAGATTTGAGAAAAAAGAGAAAAAATCTTTTCAAAAATCTTTTATTATACACAATAAGTGGCGCACAAAAGTTAACAATACTATGCACAAATTGCGTATCTTTGAAGACATATTAAATAATAAAGGCAATGAATGAAAACAAATTTAGCGGAAGAACAATTAAAGAAGTCTAGGGAAAATGCGAAGGGGTTCGCTTCGTTTAGTTTAGATAAAACTATAACGGAAGAAACGCCTTTTATATACCTATCAACTATTATTAACGAAGAACTATTAAAGAAGCATAAAGACGGCGGGGGTTTTCTTGCCGCTGCAATTCACTTATTTAATACAGACAAAAAGGCTTTTACCGTATTGTTAGAACAAGCCGGTTATAAAGTCGAAGGGTTAAGGTCGACAATATGAAGATTAAAGATATGTTTCCAATTGCCGAAACTTTTAAAACAAGTATCGTAATTAAAGGTAATACTTTATACCGTACAAGTATGGACGCCGAACCTAAAGTTATGGGCGTACTAAGTCAAAAGAAAAACGGACAATACGTTTTTACTAAACCGGCTTTAAAACAAAGTGAACATTTATTTCGTAAGACTGATAGTTATGGAACTAACGCCGTTATACTAAAAAACCTTCCTATAGATACGGAAGTTATTTTAGATTTAGACACGGGGGTTATAAAAACCACGGTAGGGAACTATTTAGAACATGGCGAAGTAAGAGAGTATGGAAAACACGGAGAACAATACTTTTTGGCAAGACAAGCTTTTGAAGAAGTAGTAATAGAATAAATTTTAAGTCTAATTTTCGCGCAAGGTTTTAAAGACTATAACTGTAAAATCGAGCTTCATACTAAAACTAACAAAGGAATATATAATGGAAGTAAAAAGTGAATTTCAATTAATAGTAGAATTAATACAAAGCGCGGACTTACAAAAATGTGATAAAAACCAATTATTAACTATAATTAATCTTTTCGACTTACTTAAAATTCCCATGAAAGGGCAATAATGGATAGTAAAAAAATACACGAACTAAGAATAAAGAAAGTAGAATTATCGCAAGCTTATCAAGCTAAAAAAGATATTAACCCGAACTACTTAGACCGTGTAAAAGCGGCACAAATAGCGTCAATTAGTCGCAAGTTAAACGACTTAGCAAGGTTAGAAGAATTAGAAGTAATAGAAAATAGGGCTAAAGCTGTAAAGCTATTAGAGTCACTTAAAAAAGACTTTAAGGACAATACAAACATGTATATTAAAGTAAATACTATTTACAAACTGCTAACTAAAAATAGGGGTTATTAATGAAAACAACAAAAGAACAAATAGAAGCTATACAAAAAATAGGAATAGAAGAAAATAAAAAATCTAATTCTACAATGACCTTCGGTAAATATTTCGGTTTAGACTTATCAGAAATACCTACGAGCTATTTACAATGGGTTTTAGACCAAGAACCTTATAGTAATTTAGAGTATAATATTAATAAAGAATTAGTCCGTAGGAATAAATAATGGAATTTAAAACTAAACCGTGGGCGCATCAACTAAAGACGTCTAAGTATTTAAGCGAAGAACGAAAAGAACCTTACTACGGTTTACTATGGGACATGGGAACGGGTAAAACAAAGCAAGCTTGCGACATTTTACGAATAGCATGTTTTCAAAAGAACGCCGTACCATATACTTTAATAGTTTGTCCGGTTGTAGTTTTAGAAAATTGGAAACGTGAAATAAAGCTACATACTAACATACCTATAACTACCGTGGCCGTAATAGACGGTATTACTAAAATAGACGGTAAAAAGAATAAAAACCCTACCAAAACTTTAAAGCTTAAACAGTTAGAACAAAAGGGTAAACAGATATTTATAATTAGTACGGAAACGGTCGACGGCAAAACCGGCTCTATATGGCAAGAACTTATTAAGCTACCTATTGAAATGTTAGTTATTGACGAAGTACATAACTTTAAAAACCCGACGGGTAAAAGAACTAAGGCCCTACATAAATTTACTAATCGACCCGAACTAAAGTACAGGTATATTTTAACCGGTACGCCTGTATTACAAAACGCTTTAGACCTTTGGAGTCAATTCTATATATTAAATCCTAAGATATTAGGAAGTAACTACTTCGCATTTAGAAGTAAATACTTTTATGATAAAAACGCAAACATGCCTAGCCATGTACATTTTCCGAACTTTGTACCTAAAGACAAGGCATATTTTAAACGTTTTGGTTTCGACCCTCGACATGACGGTAACGAAGATACATTAAACGAAATAATTTATAAACATGCTTCGCGAGTAATGAAGAACGACGTTTTAGACTTGCCCGACATGGTTTATCAACGCTTAGACGTTCCTTTAAATAGTAAGACTCGTAAAATGTACGACGAATTTAAAAAAGACTTAGTTGTATTTTTAGATAGTAAAGACGCTTCTCAAACAATGTTAGAAAGCTTAGATTTAGACGACTTCGAAATACCCGACGTTATGCGTGCCGATTTAGCTATAGTAAAAACTATTAGATTACAGCAATTAATCTGCGGTATATTCACAAACGAAGAAGGCGAAGTAACGTTACTCGATTCTTCTAGGTTAAAAACTTTAAAAGATACGTTAGAGTTACTTACAGCGAACAAAGAAAATAAAATAATAATATGGACGGTCTTTAAAAGTACTTACGAACAATTAGAAAACGTTTGTAAAGAAATAGGTATAGAACCGGTATTTATTACAGGCCTACAAAGTAAAGACGAAAAGTTAGCTTCGGAAGACGCATTTAATAACGACCCTAATACTAGGATATTAATTGCAAACCAAGGTGCGGGCGGTACGGGTGTAAATTTAACGGGCGGTAATTACTCTATTTATTATAGCCGTAGTTTTAACCTTGCCCATGACTTACAAAGCGAAGCGCGAAACTATAGGGGCGGACAAACAAGAAAAGTTACCCGTATAGATTTAGTTACGCCGGAGACTATAGACGAACATGTATTAGCGAAGTTAAAAGAAAAACACGCTACCGCTGAAAACATTTTAGAAAATAAAGAATTTAGTAGAAAAGAAGTTTTAGGTTTATTAAGAAAGTAACCGTGTACTAGACGCATAAAATTAACTGTGTTTATATTTAGCCCCGTGTTCTAGTTCTTACGGGGCTTGTTTAATCTAAGTAATAACAATAGTCCACTGTAAATTGTGGCGCGCAAGTAAATTCCGCTAAGTCGCTAGTTTGGTTATAAGTTGTAATTTGTTCTACAATACACGCGGTTTTTGCTTCTTCCTTTGTATAGCAACGTCGCCCGTTAGGGTCTTCTTTACCGCAGCTTATAAATAGAAGTAACAATATTAGGCGCATTTTTTAGTTAGTTCCTTTATATCTAAAGTTAAAAGCCTTAAAGTTTCCTTTAGTTCTTCGTCCCTATTTGATAAGTAAAGTTCGCTTGCTACTAAATGTATTCTTTTTAATACTTTTATTTTATTTTCCATAATTACCCCTTTATTATCTTTTTTACATTGTACCATAAAATACAAGAAAAAACCTTGCATTATTATATCTAACAATATATAAAATTAATTCCTAATAAAAACATTCAATTAAGGCGGAATTATGGAAACAAAGAGTAAAGCAGCGGAAGAACTAAACAAAATTAAAAATCTAGTCGATGAAGTGTATAGCCTCAAATTATTGGCGGAAGTAGCGGAAAAGAAATTTAAAGACGCTAAGAATATGTTAGCCGAAATTATGGAAGAAGCCGAAGTAGACAAAATGCAAGGCGACGAATGTACAGTTAGTTTAAAACTAAAGTCTTCGGTTTCAGTACCTAAAGACCATAAAGCTAAACAAGACTTATTCGACTATATCAAAAACGAATACGACGAAAGCGTATTGTTCGATATGATTACTATAAACGCTATGACATTTTCTTCTTTTTACAATGCCGAACAAGAAAAGAAAGTTAACGAAGGACAATTCGATTGGTCTTTACCCATGTTAAAACCTCACGAACGTATGTCTTTAGGTATTCGTAAAAGAAGTAAAAAAGCATAATGAAAGTTAAAACGTACATAGAACAAGAACGCGTCGAAGCCGTACAGCTTATAGAAATGGACGAACAAAGTTATATTAAGTTTTTTATAATCGGAAGACAAGAACCGATAACAGTAAAAGAAGAAGACTTAAACTTTAAAGCGTATTTAGATTTTATAGAAAATAACAAATAACGAAATGGCATAAAGCCATTATGAAACAAGGAATAAAAAACATGAGTGAAAACAAAAACGAAGTAGTAGTAAAAACACAATTCGACGTAAGTAACGACTTCGCAAACCAATTCGATAGTAGTTTAGGTTTAGGCGCGGGCGAAAACATTGATAACGACGACATTGTAATACCGAAAATACATTTAGCGCAAGCCCTTACACCCGAAGCGCAAGACGGTAAAAACCCTATTAACGCCGGTTCTTATATGAATAGCGTCGATAAGTCTTTAATGAGTGACAAAATGGACATGTTCGTAATTGGTAAAGTTAAGTTATGGCAATTTTACTACGAAGTAAGACAAGGTAAAAAAGTTACTAAAGAGTACTTAGGAACTATAGAACATAATAGAGATAATAAAGACCTTAAAGACATTGTTTACATACCTAACGAGTTAAAAGAAAAAGCAGCGGAAAAGGGCGTAACCGAAGAAATGTTACTAAAGCCGGATAGAATTTTACGTTTTAGTGTATTACTTGTCGAAGAAGTTATGCAAGGTTTAGCGTTCCCGTACTTTGTAGACTTTAAAAGAACTAGTTACCCCGCCGGTACTCAATTAGAAAGTACTTTCGCTAAAATGCGTTCGGTTAAGCTTCCTTCGTATGCTAAAGTATTTAATCTAAAATCTAAGTTTGTTTCTAATGACTACGACTATTATGTAAAAGAAGTTTCTTTAGGCCGTAACATTGAAAAAGAAGAATTAGTCGCAGTAGAACATTGGGTTAGAGAATTAGCGACTAACGCAAATAAATACAGCGCGGACGAAAGCGACGCAACGGAAGGTACTACAGTACAAGACATAGAAGCCGAAGCGGTCGAAGTAAATAGTAACCAAAAATTCTAAGATAACTTAGAACATATAAAGCCTAAAGGGGTAAGAAATGACTACAAAAACAAAAGCAGTTAAGACAAAAAAAGTAATGAAGAAAGTAACTAAATCGGTAGCTAAGAAAGTAACTAAGAACGTTACATTAACACAAAAGCAAGCTGAATCTTTACAGGCTTTCGCAGTTAAGAACAAGAAAACTTTTAAGTTTTTAGACAATAAATTAAACGCTCTAAACGCTTAATTAATTAGCCCCCGTTTTGGACTGACTACGGGGGCTTCTTTTAAAAAGGTAAATAATGAAATCAATTAAAGCCGCCCCTAAAATGCGCTTTCATAAATTAAGTAAGGTTAACAAAACTAATAATGTACTACGCTGTAAATTTTGTTTTGAACTTAGTACGTTTAGAGTCGTACAGGCTAACGGGGTTAACCGTTTAGCCTGTATAATTTGCCTTAATTCCGTAAGGTTTAACAAAGCATTAAAGTTAAACGAACAAGGAATAACATTAAATAGAAACATGACTTCAAACGAAGTTCTTAAACGTTACGCCCTACGGTTAAAAACGTTTTTCTTCGGAAACCATATATATGGCCCTTTCGGTCGAAGGCGTAAAAAGTGATAAAGAAAAAAGAGAAAAGAACAGAAATACTTTACGCACATATAACTAAGACAAACCGTAAATATATAAAGAATACATATAAAAAATATGGCTATTCTACGCTTTCGGAGTTTGTCGACACGTTAATAACAGACGTTAGAACAAAGGAAAAGAATGTCAAAACAAATTAAAATCGAATGTCCTATAACAATTTTAGAAGACGTATTAAGTACGTGCCATATTAACAAACAAGGCGGGGTTATTGATTCAATAAACGCCCTAACTAGACACGGTTTTATAAAAGCTAAACCCGAAGAACTAGCAATAGAACCTTTACCAAGTATAGAAGAAAATGAAGTACAAATAAATTTAGATTTATAGGCGGAAACATGGCACGAATAACCGTTACTAATTTTACTTTTATAGAATGTATTAAAGAAATAGAAAATAACCCACATAAACGACGGGCTTTAGATACGGAAACGACGGGTTTAAAAGCATATTTAGGCGACCGTCTTTTTTCTATAATAATTTCTACACTAGAAAACGACTACTATTTTAACTTTAATACACGCCCCGATAATACAGGGGCTTTTATTCCTTACGAAAATATTTTACCTAAGTCTTGGTTAGACGACTTTAAACCAATGTTAGAAGACCCAAAAAATACTTGGTACTTACATAACGCTAAGTTCGACATGCATATACTCGCGCAAGACGGTCTATTTATAGGCGGTACAATTTATTGTACGCAGTCAATAGCTAGGTTAATTTATAATAGATTACCCTCGTTAAGCCTTTCTAAAGTGGCCGAACTAATAGGGCATAAAAAAGACGATAAAGTAGACGCGTACATAATGAAACATAAACTTTATACAGACGTAGACGTAGGTAAAAAGAAACCAAAAAGAAACAAACATTTTGATTTAGTCCCGTTTAATTTGATAAGTGAATATGGCCTAACAGACGGGCGGGTTACTTTTGAATTAGGCGAATACGAGTTAAAACGTATCGAAGAATTAAAACAAGAACAATTAAGCGAAGGTTTACCGTGTATTAGTGGGGTCTTTAATAACGAAGTCGAGTTAACTAATACATTGTTCTACGTGGAACAAACCGGCGTAAAAGTGGATATTGATTACATAAAAGAAGCTTATAACTACGAAAAAGAAAGCGCGGAAGAATACGCGGCGAAGTTCGAAGGTTATACAGGTATCGAATTTAACGACTCACCTACTTGTTTTAAAGAAGCTTTTAAAAAGTTAGGTTTAGAGTCGGGTAAAACGCCTTTAGGTAACGACTCTTACAGCGAAGAAAACTTACCGAAAAACGCAGTAACCGAACTAATTTTAGGCTATAGAAAACATAATAAACGTGCCGGTACTTACTTTAGAAACTATTTAGACCTTGCCGACGAAAACGACGTTATACATTGTAATTTTAGACAAGACGGTACGGTAACGGGCCGTATGTCTGCAAACGAACCTAACTTACAAAACGTTCCGAAACGTGGCGAAGACTCAAGTAAATACCCCGTTAGAAAATGTTTTATACCTCGCGACGGTTACTTTTTTATTATGGTCGATTTCGACCAGATGGAATACAGACTTTTACTAGATATTGCGGGCGAAAGTGAACTAATAGCACGAATAAAAGACGGTTTGTGCGTACATACGGCCACGGCGGAAGGTATGGGAACGGAACGCGAAGCCGCGAAAACTCTAAACTTTATGCTTCTTTACGGCGGGGGCCCGGCTAAACTTGCCGCAGCTTTAAAAATAGCTATTAACAAAGCTAAAAAACTAAAGTTAGATTACTTTAAAACTTTAAAGTTTGTTTCCGCGCTCGTTAAAGCACTAACGGACACGGCAAAAAGACGCGGTTTTATAGTTAATTGGTTAGGGCGTAGAATTTACTTAGATGCAAATAGACCTTATACAATGCCTAACCATTACATACAAGGCGGTTGCGGCGACATTGTTAAAATGGCCATGAATAAAATTAGTAAACTACTTAAACCGCATAAAAGTAATATGCTTTTACAAATTCACGACGAACTATTAATAGAAATGAAATACGGCGAAGAAGACCTAATACCGCAAATTTTAAAAGTTATGGAAACTACTTACCCCCAAAACAGTTTACCACTTACGGCGGGCGTAGACTTTTCCAATAAAAATTGGTTTGATAAAATAAAATATAAACATGTACCGAAGGGGTTATAAATGAATTTAAGTACTATATTGATGTTATATATTGGCGTCCCTTACGTTTGGGGCGGTAATACTCCGAAGGGTTTCGATTGCAGCGGGCTAGTTTGTGAAGGTCTTAGGTCTATAGGGCAATTAGGTAAAACAGACTTAACGGCGCAAGGGCTTTACGAATTTTTAAAAGATGAATCAAAACTTTCGGCGGTTCAAAAAGACGCAATTTTATTTTTCGGTAAAAGTAAAAAACAAATTAGCCATGTCGCCGTGGGGTTAAATACTTATCAAATGATAGAAGCGGGCGGCGAAGGTCGTGTAGAAACCGACTTAGGCTATGTAAGAATTAGACACGTTAATAATAGAAAAGACTTAGTAGCGGCGCTAAACCTATGAGTAAAAAACCGGAAACAATTTTCGCCGAAAAGATAGACAAACAATTAAAGAAAACTTTCGGCAAAAAAATATGGGTCGAAAATATTCAGCAAGTCGGTAAGATAGGAACGCCCGATAGGTTAATTTGTCTTAATGGTACTTTTGTAGCTTTAGAATTAAAAACAGACGACGGGGTTATAGCCCCTTTACAGCTTTTAAAATTACTAGAAATCAAACAAGCGGGGGGCGAAGGTTTTGTAGTTACGCCCCTTACGTGGAATTTAATTTTAGACAAACTTAAAGCAATTTTCGCACGCTAGTTATACAGCTTTTTATTAACGTAACCGGTTCTATATTGTCCCTTTTTACTTCCATGTCGTCGGTTATAACTTGCCAAGCGGTAATTACTACGAAGTCTTCTTCGTTTTTAGTACACCAGCCGACGACCTCACAAACCATTTTTTCGGACTTGCCAACACAGTGGTCATAAAATCTAATTTTGTATAACTTGCCTTCTATAAACTTCTTTTTCATATTTAAATTTTCCTACCGTGGGCGTCTAATAGTAACCCATTATGTATTGTGAATTGATTAACGAAAAAAGCTTCGTCGCTTATCTGTATAGTACTAAAACCGACCGACCAATTATGCGGGCGTCCTTCCATATACCGCGGTTGCGTATTACAAAGACACGGGTTATTAAAGCCCATAAAAGTACCCTCGACATTTTTAAAACTTCGTACACCCCTTTCGTGAGTATGACCGAACATTACCGAGCAACGGGCGACGTCTACATGCTTTTTAATAGGGTTAGCCCCGCAGTATATACCGTGGGTTAACATTAGATTACCTGACTTAGTTTTAATTCTTAACCAATCGTTATAATATATAAAGTTTATTCCGCGTTCTTTTATCTTTAGAAGCTTTTGAATATCGAAGTTATGTCGGTATTCTTCTAACATAAATTTATCTAAGTTAGGGCGTCGTAACCTTTCTTCGTGGTTTCCTTCGACGAAATATAGGTGCGAATAGTCTTGTAATAATGGCATTAATTTAGATAGTAACCAATCGAACCAATCTATCTCTTTTTGTATTTCTGGTAAAAAGTACCCGTCGAAATCTTTGTTTTTCTTAGCACCTTGAAAACTTTCTAACTTACTTACGAAAGCTTCGAAGTCTAAAATATCACCTAACAATACAATACGCCGACGTTTCTTAGGGGTTAAGGTAAAGAACCGTATAACGGTTTCTAAGGCGTCTACGTCGCAATATTCGCTGTGAATATCTGATAATACGAGAACCGAAAGCTTTTGAATATTAGTGGGTTTTATAAATTCTGTAATCTTGATAGTAACCATCCTTAGTTAAATCTAGTATTACAGTAATGGTAATTTATTTAATATTTAAAGTCTTGTTTTGTTTATTACGCGTTTCTACTTCCTTAGTAAATTCGTCTACTAAAACACGTACTTTAAAAGGTAATTTAGCGTACTTTAAAACAAGGGCTAACTTTACAAGGTCGTCGAGTCTAACGCTTGCGTACTCGTTAAAAGTAGGGTTTCCGCAGCTTATACGCTCAAAGGTTACGGGTGTAATTATTTCTTGATTTCGGTAGTCATGGCCATATATAGAAGGGCGGTATTTCGTAAGGCTTCCGCACGAACTAACTATTAAAAACGTCGTTAAGGTCGCTAGTCGCTTCATTTCTGTTTTCATTGTTAACCGTGCCTTGTACTTTTCTTTTTATTTGTATATTTGTTAAATTGACTTCTATAAATTCTATTACTTCTTCGGAAAATTCTTTTACTAAAGTAGCTATTAACCAACCTTTAAAACCGCCCATTGTTTGCATTTTTAGAAAGTGTAGAATTAAAGATTTAAGGACGTCTATTAAAACGCCCTTATTTCTTTGTATAAAATTATTCTTCAAGCTTGAAAATTTTAGCTAGGTCTAATTTTTCTTCGATTAGTTTCTTCGCTTCTTCTTCAAGTACAGGCCACAAAGCGGCTTTTGCCATATCGTCCATAGGGTTTTTAGTTCCCTTAACTACATTGTCTAAAGCTTCGTCTAATACTTCCGTAATCATTTCAGACATAAAACCTTTAATGTTAAAGTACTTAATAACCATTTTTAAAATTTTGTTTTTCATTCTATACCCCTAAAGTAATTTGTCGATAAGGCGGTCTTGCCCTTTTTTTATTTCGTCTAATTTACCTTCTATATGTCTATTTTGTAAAGTTTGTTCGGCTTTAAAACTGTTAAATTCAGCGCGCGACGGCGGCGAAGAAACAAAAGCATTTAAAAAAATCGTAGCTATAAATAAACCCATACCGCCGATTATCGTTAAAAATAAGTTTTTCAATTACCGCCCTTTATGTAAGTACTTAGTAGGTACGCCGTTTATAATAAAGTCTTTTAAAGTTTCACTTTGTAAAAGTTCTTCTGCTTTTTTGTCTTCTACTTGGTCTATAATTTCTTTAGAAAAGTCTGTTTTTTTATACGGCTTGGTACTATAACAAGCTTTTAAAAATTCTTCTTTATGACTGTCTAAACGGCTACCGCAAAATAAAAAGAAAGCTCTTTTAACTTCTTCGCTAACTAAAGAAATGTTACTACCAAAAAGTAAAAATTTTCTGTGTTCCCATTTTGTATTAGAAAGCCCTATCATTTCTATTATAGTACACTCGTAGTCTACGCCGAAAAGTGTTAACCAAGCTTCTATACCTTCTTTACATGCATTACGTTTTTTTAATGAATCTATATTAATAACTTCCATATACTTTACCTCATATCAATTATATACCTAAAGATTAGTTAACGCTTGTAAATAAGTATTTATTTCGGCGTTACGGTATAAGTCTATTTCTACTAAAACTTTAGTATAATAGTCCGTAATTTTAAATTCAGTGTCTAACGCTTCGCCTTTTGTATAACCTTCTATAGCGTAGTAAACTACTAAGCCTTCGTTAGCGTATAAACTAGGACTAAACGCCCGCAAACTAAATGCGGACATAAAAGCCTGTATGCTTTCTAAACTAGAACCGCCGGTAATTAGTCGAGCTTTTATTTCTATGTTATAATTCATCATATTTTTTAAGTTTTGTTTTTGTTCTTCTAATTCTTTTTCGTTTTGTACTAAAATAATATTGTCCGTTTCGGTGTCCACTACATTCTGCGCCTTTGGTACTACCGCGCCGTCTACTTCTTCATTAAGTTTTACCCCATAACCGTTAACTTCGTTAATTAGTGCCTTGTCTAAGTCTTTTTTATACTGACTTACTTTTAATTCCCACGCGCCCGAAATTATATTATATACAGGTACTTCGTTAACAGAAAATTCCGCGGGCGGGGCTACAGACGTACTGTTAGCCGGCTGTAAAAACCCTTCTCTTTTTGGGTTCTTTTGCCCTTGAGTCATACCATTAAATTGTTTAGTTTGTTCGTCATAAATATAATACATGTCATTTTCCCTATTAAATTTTAATTATAAAGTTTACTGCAACGTTATTACCTACAGTTTGATTACCACCTTGCGCAGCTATAGAAACCGAGCTAGTAGAAGTTGAATAAGTACCGCCGTATTTTGCTGAATTAGTTTTATCAAGCGGGCCGTTTACCCCTGCCCCGCCACTAGTATTAGAACTATCGACGCACTGAAAAGTATGATTATGACTTCCGCTACCCGCATGATTATGACTTCCAAACCGGTTGCTTTGGTAACTTCCTACATTGTCGCCCGTATTACTACCGGTTTGTATTGCCGTTCTACTTGCGCGGTCGGGGTCGAAACCCGAACCGTTAGCACGGCCACGTAAAAGAAGCCCTTGCGTTGTAGGTATTCTAAAATCGACCGCACTACTTGTACCCCAACCCGTTCCGATTGCTGCGAATAGGTCGGCGAAATCATTTCTATTAAGTAAAGAACCGTCCGCAATTAAAAAACCTTCGGGCGCAATAGTCCCGCCGAAAGGTAAGATTGCCCCTACAGGTACGCCGCCGCCGGAAACTAATGTAGTCATATAATTCCTTTTATTTTAAGTTTACCGCTAAGTTAATACTTTCTAACGGTGCTTGTAAAATGTCTAGTAAAATAATAGTATCGGACGCTACCGCCTCGTTAATTATTTCGCCTTCTAAAATACTAACTGTTTTAAATTGTTTATCTTGTACAACGTCCATAATTAAAGAACCTTCGGTAAAAATACTTCTCGTTTCGCTTGTTATTTGACCGTCTGGGTTTTCTTGTAAAATTCCGCTTGTCAATTCGCAAACAATATTAAAGGGACTTACCGCCGCGCGGTTTATATCTTTTACTATAAAGTCGCCGTCGTTTATTGCGTTAAAAGTATTACTAATATTAACGCTACTTTTGTCTATTTGAAAGTCTTCGCTAAAGTCTTCGAAAAATGTTATTGCTTTTTCTGCATGGTCTGTTATTCCGTTGGGTGTAAGTTGATTAATTCCGTTAGGGTTATATACTACGATATTATTAGTCGCTAAATATTTAACGTCTACGACTGAAAAACTACCGTCGTTTAAAACGTTGTCATGGCCTGTAAAAATAGCTATATCACCTTCGACAAAAAAGCCCGCGGGGTCGACGTCTAAAGCATATACAAAACGATTAGTATTTACGTCGCCCGAAACAACCGGTTGCAAAGTACCCGTCGGGTTATATACTACGATATTGTCGCCGAAATTATTGTTAACTTGTTTTATCTCAAAAGAACCGTCGTTTACAACACTTGAATGACTTGTAAATTCTGCTATTTCGCCGACTTCAAACGCCCCTAAAACCGCAGTCAAAAAATTATATTGGTAACGTAAAATTTCGCATTGTCCGCCCGCGCCTACTTGGTTAACTAATGCGGTTTGTATAAATACTTGAATATTATTGCCACCTATATTCTTTTTATATATCTCTAAAGTACCGTCGTTAGAACCGTCAATATGTCCGTTAGCTACAAAGTTTTCCCCCGCTGCAAAGTTATCCGGCACAATACTAACAAAAGTATAACTAACTAGTAAAAGTTGAATACTTCCGTTTACATTTGTTTGGGCTACGCCCGCAACGTTTTCCACAATTATATTTTTACCGGTATCTTTGTTAATTTCTTTTATTTCAAAAAACCCAACGTTTGCAGCGGAGTCCGTACCAGTTACGTTTATGTACTTACCTACTATATAGTCTTCGTCTAAAGCGTCTAAAGGGTCTTCTAAATTTATTCTAAAAAGCTGTGAGCCGTTTACTTGTATAATACTATCTATTGAAATAGTACCTTTAGAGTAACTTACCGATAAAGTAGCTAAGTCACTTTCGGCTTTCGTGATTGACTGCGTAGGTAAAGCCCCCGACCCTCGCGCTACCGATTCGGTATTAGCTGTAAATATATTTTTAATTCCACTAATTGACCGGCTTAAATACTTTAATCTTTTAACGTTAATTTCTAAAGTACCGCCCGCCCCTTGTTTAGCTAAATAAACCGTAGCGTTTTGTACAATACTTTCTTGCGCTACAAAAGCCCCGTCTATTTCTACGCCCGTTTCCGGTGTACTTCCTAAGTTTAAAACTGATAAGTTTCCGTTAACTCTAAAGGAAACGTCCGGCCCTTTCGCTAAAGTAACTTCGTCGCTAACCCTTTCAAGGTTTAAGCGTATGCCGTCCATTAAATCTTGGTCTATAGGACTTTTTGCGTCGGTTTGTTCTGGTAATATTTCAGGTTCTAAAGCCATTTTATTATTCCTTTATGGTAGTATTTCGTATGATTTAGTATTGTCTGCAAAGAAACCACTATTAAACCCAATATGGCTATAACGCCCCTTTTGTTCTTTACTAGTCTCGTTATAGTCTGACATTTTTATTTTAATATTAGAATCTAAAACAGTCAAAAAAGCGTCTTCCATTGTGATTATATTACCGGTAATGTCTACAATTCTGTTAAGTGGGTCGGGTAAGTAAACCCCGTTTATATTGTCCCATAAAAGAAGCCCGTAACCCACGGCAAAACAAGACCCGTCGGGTACTTCGAAAGTATTTTGATTAATAACACTAGTTATTAAAGGCGAAGGCGAAATAAACGCGGTTCTTACACCCGTAAAAGACGTATATTCTAAAGTTAGGGTAGTCGTAGCGTTCTTTAAGTTTACACCCGTGGACATTACTTCTAATTGGTCGTAAATTCCCGACCCCGCCCCTTGCTTCGGCAAGTACCTATGATTTAAAACGACCTTACTACCTATGTTATAAATAGACGCGTCAAATTGTGCGTTAACTCTAATAGTACTACGCGGCGAACTTAACCGACCTAGTAACGTTGTGGCCATGCTAAAGGCTAAAGAACTACCGTCAAAATCTTCGGACAAGCCTTTAAACTTAAATACAAGCGGTTTCTTTTCTCCGAAAGTCGCTATACTGTCTTCGTCGCGTTCGGTAATGGTTTTTAAATATTTGCCGGTTGCTTCGTCGTAATCAAAAGTAACCCTAACTACGTTAGTTATTTTATTACTTCCTAACGACCAAGTAGGTACGCCCGAAATAGTACTTTCGTTTAACTCCGGTACAGTACCCGCGGGGTCGGCTTGGTCTAATACCGCCATTGTTATTTTACCGTCTTCGGAAAATATGCGTGTATTAGTCGCCTTAAATATTTCGTTTTCTAACCACCGTAAAGTTTTGTCGGTATTATAGAAGTATAATTTAAAGAACGTATTAAAAAAGAAAGTGTCGCGTATTTCTTCGACCCTTGTTATATCTATTTCTTCTTCGGTAAGTCCTAGTCCGTTAGGTAAAACGTCATAAACGGGGTGATTAGTTAGGTCGCCATTTTTAGAAAGTGCCATTTGTAGGTATATATCGAAGGGGTTTATACCTTCGAAA